GACCCACAGCAACCCACCCGACCCAACGCAAATATAGCAAACGTACCCGTTGGGGCTATGTTACCCGCAGTTGGCCACAGACCCTGCTTCGTCCAATACGCAGCATCAGCCAGCGACCACACGCCAGAGGCCGCACTGTTCTGAAACGAACCAGTGGGTGTGACGGGTGTTTTGCGGATAATACCACCGGGCCAACGGTTACTCATGTGCGGTTCCTTATGGGTCGATTATAGCAGTAGATGTATCACGATCCAAGCGAAGTGTGCCCTCGCAAACCATGCTATAGTCACCACCAGTCTTTGCGCCGCGAGACGGTACGTTAATCTCTACGTTCTTCGTAAGGTATTCCTTCCCGTCCTCGAACACGCGCCAGACGTGATCCATCGTGCCGCGCCCCGGCTGCCCCCGTGTCTGGTTGTAGCGTATCTGGAAGTGCGCCATCAGATTACCTCAGCTGCGGCAGCGGGTGCATACTCGACGCCGATGTTGAAGTGAACGAAACGAATGGGCTCGTCAGATGCGTGGCGGGTAAAGCCGTGCGGCAGCCACGCGTTGGCGAAGATAAGTGTGCCCGGCTTGGCCTCGATGCCCATAGCGTTGCTGGCAGGCGTGATCTCGGCCATGTTGGCCTCTGGCAAGTTGACCTGAACCTTGCCCGCACGCGGGTCATAGAACAGCGCCTTGGAGCAGTTCTCAGGCGTCTCAAGGAAGTAGAAGCCGACAAGCTGCGCGCCGTTGCCGTGGACGTGCTGCTCCATCTGCGAGTGCTTGTGATGCTCCTGCGTCCACATCTCAGTGAAGAAGGTGCTGGCACCAGTCATGTCGCTACCCTGATTGCTCAGTATCTGCCACGCAGAGCTGCCGACATACTCGCAGAAGTCGTGCATACGCGGGTCATCTGTAAGGTTCCCCGTCATCTTGACTGGGTAAATCTCGTTTATGTCTTGCGGCTCGAAGTTGTCCTCCGACACAGCGCGAACGGCGTCGAGGAATTCAGGCTTGAATGCCGTCACGACGACAGTCGGAAAGCAGAATATGGGTTGGAGTTCTTCAGACTGCACGCATCTGCTCCTGCATAGCCTGCATATTGGCAATCTGCTCTGGCGTCAGGTCAGTCACAATCCACGAGAACACCCAGCCACCGTCGCGAATGAAAGGCAATTCCGAACGGTGTACCGTCTGCGTCTGTCCGTCATATTCTGGGACTTCATCCACGACGACTGGGAACAGCGCGAAGCCGTCACGGGTGGCCGCTGGCGTTGTTGGGAATATGCCGGCAAAGTCGCAGAAATAGTCGTAGTTCGCTTCGGGGTTGTCACGCTGAAGCTCTGCCGCACCGTAGGGGTATTCGACAAACGCATCGTCTTTGGTCTTTACAAATCCAGTCACGATTTATCCTCCAGAAATAGTGGCTTCATGTTCGATAGTACCTTAGTGCGGTCGCCTTGGCTATTGATTACCTTCAGGGTGATGGCCTCAATGTGCGGCACGATCTGAGCCTCGAAGTCTGGGTGGCAGCGCATGGTGTTGAGGTGGTCGTGCGGGATTGTGCCAGCCGTCAGCAGGAAGTTCTCCGCCCGTGTCTTCAGCTCGCCCAGCCACTCTTCGCGCTGCATGGCCTCATTGGCCTCAAGAAACGGCAGGTGGCGATGTTTGCGGTTCGGCTCAAGCTCGTCCATCAACTTGCAGATATAGTCATACTCGTTGAGTGCGGCTTGGTGGTTTAAAGCCCAGCCCTCGTTGACCGAGTTACACTCAAGCAGGTCTGCCTCTGCCTTGAGCCGGTCGATCTCGGTCGAGGCGTCATCGGCCAGTACGGCTTCTGCCGCGAGGACCTTAGCCTTTCGGCGTAGCGCCTGCGCCTTTGAGTGCTCGATCTTGACGCCGATGTCTATCTTCTGGTCGTGCAAGAGCGCCCAAGCGCCGTCTGCTGTGTGGCAGCTTCCCGCCATAAAGTGCTTTAACTGAAAATCGCAATTATTGCGATGCGGCTTACTATTCATCGTTGTGCTCCTATGATGTGGTGAAATTACATGTTTACGCCAAAGGTGCCGTTAGAGGCGGCTGATCCGTACCTTGATGCCGCGCTAGACGCTGTAGCCGCAGCCACAACGCAGCCTGAATAGGTGTATTTGTTGCGGGTAGTGGTGGCGGAACCCAACGCAAAAATACCTACAGCGCTATTACCGGCGGCGGAGCCTTGGTTGGACGCCGCTGTAGCTGCGCCACCGGCTGTAACAGTATCACCTGAGTAGGTGTACTTGTTACGCGTGGTGCTAAGGCAATAGCAACCTATCAGCCCCAGCGCAAAAATACCAACAGTGCTGTTGCCAGTCGCTGAACCAGCCTGCGACGCCGCCGTAGCCGCCCCGCCTGCCGCAACAACGCAGCCTGAATAGGTGTATTTGTTGCGGGTAGTGACAGCCCCACAGGATGTGGCCCCCAGCGCAAAAATGCCAGTTGTGCTGTTACCTGCGGCTGAACCTGCTGCGGACGCCGCTGTAGCAGCCCCTCCAGCAGCCACGGTGCACCCTGAGTATGTGTATTTGTTACGGGTGGTGGACCGGTTCGATGGCGCGTTACCCAGCGCAAAAATGCCAGTTGTGCTATTGCCTGCGGCAGAGCCATAATTGGATCCGGCAGTCGAAGCGCCTCCTGCGCTTACAACGCAGCCTGCATAAGTGTATTTGTCGCGAACGGTGCCAGAACTGCCGAGAGCAAAAATACCGACGGTGCTATTACCTGCGGCTGATCCGTTAGATGATGCCACAGTAGCCGCGCCACCTGCGGAGACAGTGCACCCTGAATATGTATATTTGTTGCGGGTGGTGGTAGGGACAAAACATGCGTTCTGCCCCAGCGCGAAGATTGCCAATGTTTCTGGCAGCGGCCCCGGCGGTGGCCACAGCCCCTGCCCGACTGCCTGAAACTGCTGGGAGAGGGACCAAATTCCGGAATAATTTGGCATTACGCGTTAACTCCCACTGTACCATTGGACGCCGCTGAGCCATTGCTTGATGTTGCTGTGGAAGCTCCGCCTGCGCTGACTACGCACCCTGAATAGGTGTATCTGTCGCGGGTGGTGGACGCGCCGAAAATATAACAACCATAACAAGGACAAATGCCAACAGGTACAGCACCTAATGCAAACACCCCGACTACACTGTTGCCTGCGGCTGACCCACCGCTGCTACAATTTGTGGCTGCACCCCCTGCGCTGACAACGTCACCTGAGTAGGTGTACTTGTTGCGTTTGGTGGAGCCTGCACCGGTGCATCCCAAGGCGAAGATTCCAAATGTTCCGTTACCCGCCGCTGACCCATATTGGCTGCAATTAGTAGCCGCGCCACCTGCGCTCACGACATCGCCTGAATACGTATACTTGTTGCGGGTGATAGACCTCCCCCCCGCTCCCCCCAACGCAAAGATACCAACCGTGCTATTACCTGCAGCAGATCCCCTATAGGACGCCACGGTGGCTGCAGTAGCTGCGCCATTAGTATCTCCCGAGTACGTGTATTTGTTGCGGGTGGTGGATAAACCCGATCCCGAAAAGCCCAATGCAAAAATACCAACGGTACTGTTACCTGCGGCTGAAGCGCAACCTGACGTTGCCGAAGAAGCAGTAGCCGTGCTACTAACGTCGCTTGCGTAAGTGTATTTATTCCGACAAGTGGTGACGCCACCGAGCGCAAAGATACCAACTGTACCAGTTCCCACTGCGGCACCGCCGACTGTAAGGGCTGAAGACGCAGTGGCCGCGCTGACTACGCAACCAGAATATGTGTACTTATTACGAGTGGTGAGGAAATTCCCCAACGCAAAGATTGCAAAGTTACCGTCCGCTGACGGCGTGATGCTATTGCTAAACGCGCTAATTGGCGACGGGCCGTAGCTGTTCAAAGCGAACACGCCGAACGTGTACGCAGTGCCGTTGGTCAACCCCGAGAACGTCAAGGGTGAAGCAGACGCAGTCGCAGCAACATTGCCCGGATTAGAACGTCCGGTGTAGCCAGTTACAGCCGATCCGCCTACGTTAGCTGGAGCAGTGAACGGTACAGTCGCAGACGTATTACCGGCCACAGCCGTGCCAATAGTCGGTGCGTTTGGGGCTTGCAGCGGGTTAAAGCCTACGCCGAGTATGCCGCCTTGATAGCGTTTTGACACAGGCTAGGCTCCTTACGCGATGATTTCGTAGGATATGCTGTATGATATCTTACTGGCTGTACCGGAAGTGACCGTGATAGACGAACCTTCCTGCAAGTAAATAGCCGTTGTTTTATCAACCACAATCAGCGAAGCGTCAGCCGGAACCGAGACTGTAGAAGCAAGCGGGAAAGCCGTACCGCCCGAAGGAGCCGAACCCTGAGCCACAGC